AACGAAAAAAACTCATGTCTACCTCAGAGTATCAAGGCTTACCTAGGAGATCACTACGAGTTTTACTTTTTCCACTATGGCACAATAATAAATCTACAAACAAAATATCAATAAACCAACATTATCATAGCTTAGCAAGTCAAAAAAGATGTCGAATCAAAATGCGCAACCCTCAATCGTTTGAATTGTCCAAAACTGAAAATCAGAACGAGTTGAACCTCATGTTCGATGACACACCTTTACGTGGCAAAATGACAGTTGATAATGTTCGTAATGTATTCTTCAGATGTCGCAAGATGTATGAAGCATCACAAACGTATCTTCCTCGATTTACTACTCGTACTATCAAATATGTTGGATTTTTAGCTATGGTTGACAAATTACCGATTAAAATAGTCGATCCTAACCCGGAAGCTCGTTTTTATACAATTAATGACGTAAGAGATTTATCGTTCGTAACTGACAATCAACTTACCGACAAGTTAGAAGCTGGAACTATAGTTAAAGTTTTGATTCATTTGGCTCCGAAAGATTTAGAAACGTATGTTGTATCATCAGATAATTTAGCTAAAACTTCGAACTATATTAAAGAAGTGTTCAATTCTGATTTTTCCTTTTTGTCTTATCCCTATCTAGATGATTTAACTATTGCGGAACGTGCCTTACTACCCGACTGGTTGTCCAATCTACTCAACATTATGCAACTTTATCCCTTCCGTGAGTCAGCATTTCATATCCGTCCAATGATTCCCTCAGTTTCCAGTTCTGCATTTATTCAAATTACCATAAGGATGTTTGCTGGTAAGCGAAAGAGAAGTTATTTTTTGTGGTCGTTTGCTCAAGATCCATCAACCTTTGCCAAAGTTTTACCTATTGAACGTACTTATCACGGTGATTACTCGGATTTGATTCATCACATAGCCGATAATTCGGTTAAAATGACCTTCGACTCCATAGATTATGATATTAATAATATGAAATTTACTCTTTCAGTTGGAAAATGTGATCTTAATCCTTTAAATGAATTAGAATCAACTCGTTTACTCAAGTGGGTCGGAGATTTTAAGTCTGGTTGTAGTCTACAGTTAATCGGAAATAAAGGTTGTGGGAAGTCAACATTGATAAGAGGTATGTACGAAAAGTTTCCACATGTATTATGCGTTGATAGCGATGAATTTGGAATTTTTTTGCATATGCTAATTGCCGAATATCCCTACGTTTTAAATGATGATTTAACTTTTATTTCAGAAGAAGATTTCGATCCTATTCAGTTTGAACTCACGCTGAGTGCTTACTTACAGATTAGAGATAATCCAGATGACACAATTAATGGTTCAATTTTTGAGAAAGTTATGACTGAAATATTTGTTAAGAAGTATGAAGCTCATTATAATCCTAAGAATATGGAGTTGATTATGGATGATTACAACCATTTCTTTCACTCAGCGATTTCACATCCCTCTTTTGGTTTTAGGATGTTTTTCACTGAACTCGTCGAACATATGTTTTCAACAGGAAAGTACACTCAGTATGTTCATTTTGTTCATTGTTATAGCGAGTTAGGCACATTACCACATTGTGACGAGTATTTAACATTGTTCTCAAACATTCATTTTAACCCGATTTTACGTAAACACAGATCTGGTCATTATACTGCGGTGATCACACAGTTGATTCTATTGTCCAAGTATTATTGTACAACTTTTATTCTACACATACTACTATGGTCAATCCTGCTCCATTATTTGCTTTATCGTATTATTTAAATTTATCGAATGGTATTGATCAGGCAAAACTCATGTAAGTACTGCTAGGTATTTCTTGATACGACTGCAATAGGGATGGCAGCGATGACGCCAACGATTGGTCAGTCGAAATGAGTTTTTTTTAGTC